AAATCTATCTATTCTATCTTCATGATTACCATGTAACATTATTTTTTTAGGTTTATGTTTTCCCAAACCTTTATTAAATAATTCCAAAGCATGATGGGAATGTTGCATATCAAGTTGATACCTTCTCCCTTCAAAAGATTTTTTACCTTTATCATATGAAGATAAAGAATCCATACTGCAGAAATCACCCATACATATTACATGAGTAGCCTTTACATCTGCTGCTAATTTACCTGCCCACAGAAATCTATCATTGCTTGCTTTAGGTGTGCAATGAGGGTCACCTATAACTAAGTGTGTCGCCATTAGTTCAACTCCTTTTCTCTTTTTTGTTTTAAGTATTCAATAAAGTCAATCACATTATCTTCTTCATCAAATTCAGCCACAGAATTTAATGTCATACTATCTTTATTGATTTGTTTTTTATCATCAGCAAATCCCTTTAGCCCATAGACAAAAATTGTTTGAGGGTCTTGAGTTGCCATTTTTATCATGCCTCTAGCTATTGTAGAACATAATTCGTATTGTTCAGTAGTCATCTTTACTTTACTGTCCATTGTAATACCACAGGTAAATCCCTTTTCCCATGGTGTAATTAAAACTTTTATAGAATTATCAAAGTTTGTTTTAGGTTTTTTTGATTTCATTTATACCAATACTTATTTAAATTTTCTTTATTATATTCAATAACTTTATGCTCATAACCACGCTTCATACTTTTTTTACCAAAATGTTCTGCTTTCTTTTCATCATCAAATAAAGTGTTATTAAATATTTTATATTCATTTTCTTTTTTCTTTTTATAAATAACAAAATAAAGTAACATTATTTTTAATGGGAAGTAGTCCCCTCAAACTACTCCCCATTGTCTCCTTGTTCATCCTGTTTAGGATTTTTCACTTCGGTATACCAAACCCATTTAGGGTTCTTACCTTTAGATTGCTGTTGTGGTAGATGTTGCAATCCTTTTCCCCAACAAGGAATTTTATATGGGCAAAAAGAACATACTGTACCTAATGTTCTATTACCTGTAGGCTTTCCTCTAAATGTTTCAGCTACATCATCATAACATTTTTTAAAGGGTACTTTATCTTTTAAAGCATTATAGTTATCAGTAGCCTCTTTAATAAACCTATCTCTGTGTTCATCTTGAACATGTGGTGTTTCACAAACAGCCCATTCTCCTGTTGATTTATTAATGGCTATCCAACCACCAAAAGGTTTTCCCTCGCTTTCAGCATAAAGAAAACCTTGTGATGCATAACCAAAGGAATCATTATTAATTACTTCATTGAAGCCTCCTTTTTCACCAAACTTATGTTCAAAGGAATACGGTGATGTACTTTTAATATCCCAAACTTTGTTATCAATTTCAACATCCAATCTTCCAAGTATAGATTCTTTATCGAAACTATACTTAACTTGTTTTTGTTCACTATCAATTTTAACTCCTGCAGATTTTAAAACAAATATAGCTAAAGCCTCTATTAAATCACCAAATGTATTTCTCATTTTTACATTGTATGGTTGCCCATCCCCTTTAATACCTTTAGCTTCCATTTGTAATTGGCATAATGGTCTACCTATATTAGACATTCTGGGTTCAAACTTGTCTTGTCTTTTTTCTGCAAACTGTTTTAGCAAGGCACTTTTACATGCCTCGCCAAATTCTTCAACTAGTTTATCAGAAACTTCAACAGGACTAGTAGATACTTTATCCAGATATATTTTAACTTTATCTAATATATTATTCATTATGCTGATAGTATATCTTCTGGAAGTTTATCATCTAACTCTTCAACTATTTTAGCTGACTCAATGTCTTGAGCATTTGGAGACTTATCTCTTGCTCTCTTATATGCTTCAATAACCTCTTGATTTTCAGAGTCAACAGAGTTTTTAAAGATAGCTAAAGTATCATTATCTTTTTCAGAAAACTCTAATCCAGTTGTTGAGTTAGTAGTTATTATTGGTATGTAATAAGTATTACCACCTTTTTTTTGTCTCTCAGTATCAAGTTTTAATGTACATTTAAACATTAACTTGCCACTATCTTTCAAACTTTTGATAGCATTACTGACAGGTAAAAAAGCAGTACCAGAAACTCTATACAATGCAGGTAGATTTTCTACATTATGTACAGAATTATCTGCAAGTCTGCCTTTAAAACTAACTAGACCATATACTAATCTATAACATCTAATAGTTCTTTGTTCTACTTGTTGTTCTGGTGTTAAAGAGTCTCTATCTTTATATGGCACTTTACCACAGTTAGTTCCACCCAACATATCTATAGCTTCATCTTTATGAGATGTAAAGATAATAGATCTATTAGTATACTCACCTTTTTCTGGATTGTAGTTCATGTACTGCATGCCACTAATAAATGGTCTAAAAGTTACAGGCTTTCCATAAGCTACTTTACCGATTGTAGTATCAAAGATACTGAACTCCCCAACAGGTAGTTTATTACCATTGTCATCTTCTGGGTTTCTATTTATTGATAGTCTAGGAATAGAATCTCTAGTTTCCGTACCATCATCTTGACCGATTGCTTTCATAATTTGCTCGTCAGTCATCGAGTTTATATTTGCTAGTTCATTTTTTGTCATTGAACCCTCCTTATAATGATTTGTGTATAACATATTTTAGATAAAAAGTCAAGCATTATTTTTTATCTTTTTTAATTTTTTTATATGGGGGATATACTAAATCTGATACCCAGAAAAATATAACAAACCCTAAGCATATTGATAGAATTATATCTAACATAGTTTTGTGTCTCCTTCAGTTGGTTTAACTTTAAAGCCATCAGTTTCAGCATACATTTTCCATGCTGAAAAGTCTTTATGATTTCTGTTTAAATACAGAGTATCATATGTGCCTTCATAACTTGTGACAAAGGCTTGGTATTCTTGATAAGCAGTGTAATCACTATCTTCAAACTCATCAAGAGTTTCTAACGCATCTACCATATTCCTCCTATAGGGTTATTGGTATGCACTTATAGACAACATCATTTTGCTGTGGATCTATTTGTGCTATTTGGTTGTATTTATCTGTAACATCTGATGCCTCATTGTTATCAGCTATTACGGATTGTATTGAAAAGTAAGGTTGTGCATTTGCAAATTTTCTTACTCTAATAATTAAGTTAGTCGTTTTCATGTTACAATTACCTCCTTCATATCTAACCAGTTATATCCTATTTTAAGTTCTGTGTCAAGTGGAACATTAAAATCTATATTATAATAGTCTTTTAAAGATTTAATAACTCCACTAGTACCTTGCTTAAATATTTTACTCATAATATTTTCTTCACCAGGATACACATCAGCTACAATAGAATCATGTACAGTATTAACTAATAAACTTTTAACTTTATTTTCTTTCATTAGTTTATAAATATTTATACAAGCAAGTGGAACTATATCTGCTGTTGCAAATCCTTGCACAGGATAATTTTTAATTTGTGTTCCATAACTTGATCCACCCCAAGGCATACGTTCAGCATAAGGAAAAGCATATTCTCTACCTGTAGGTATTTTAATTCTTTTATATCTTATTGCTTCATTTTGTAAATGCTCATGCCATTGTTTAATACCTTTATACTTTTCTAAAAATTTACTATAGTATTTCTTTTCATTTTCTGTACCAGAAACTCCACCATATAATGGTTTAAATGTATGTGCTTTAGCATCTTGTCTAGATACACCAATAATACTAGCAGTATATTTATGTACATCAACATTATTTTTTATATCCTCCATACCTTGTTTATCTTGTGCCATGAATACAGCAGTTCTAAATTCAAGTTGTGCAAAATCTATTTCCATAATTTTACCATTATCAAATCTAGATTTAACTACTTGTCTTATTGGAAATGTAGTACCTCTAGGTTGATTTTGAAAGTTTGGATCACGACTAGATAATCTGCCAGTAGCTGTAACAGCTTGCATAAATTTAGGGTGTAGCATACCATTCTCATCTGTATGTTCTTTCATACCCTCAATAAAAGTTGATATATAAGTATCAACAGCATTATATCTAACAATAGAATCTAAAAAATCTTTTAATTCTCCCTCAGATTCAGCTGCTAATTTGTTTAAAGTTATCTTATCTGATTTAAATCCAGACTCTGATACATCATAAACACTTTTAGGAATCTGATTGAATCCTGCAAGTTTAGCCATGTTAGAATATGTGAATCCCATACCATTACAATCTGTACACTTAGGATATTTTTTAAATGGTGTGCCATCTTTTTTAATTTTTTTTATTACTTTATCACCATTACAATGTATACATTTGCTTGCAATAGTTTTATATACAGGCTCAGTATTGCTATGAACTAATTTTCTAAATTGTATTCTAGACATAATAGGTCTACGTTTATTTTTACCTGTAGCTTTATCAACACCTATGTTAAAAATATAAGACCACTTATTCTTATCAAGAGGTTTTCTAGAATAAATTAACCATGATAATTGCTCTGGACTAGATAAATTAATTTCAGTATCTCCCATTTTATTATAAACAATCTTATTAATTTTCTGTTGAAGATATGCTTTTTCTGCTCTGTATTCAGCATCAACTTTATGCAGTACATTTAGGTCAATATATATTCCATTTCTTTCCATGTCACTTAACACAATAAGAAACTCTCCCATAGTTTTTGCAGTAGTTAATAATCCTTTATTTGCAGGCAATTTAAAGTCTTGCATCTGTGATTCAAATAATTTTTTAGTAATTAGGACATCATTTCTGCCATATTCTTCTACTAAATCAGCAGACATTTCATCAAAACCTTTACCTAAATCTAGGAACTCTTTAACTCTATCATCTTTTACACCTATCTTTCTACGCTGACAACACATCTGCAGTGTTAAAGATTTTCTAATACCACGATTTAAAATATATTCTCCAATCATAGTATCATATACTTTACCAGTATATGTAAATCCTGCTTCCAATAACCACATTAAATCAAACTTAATGTTATGACCAACTAATAATGTAGTTTCACTTAGTACTTCCTGTACTCTAGCAGCACCACCTTTACTAATTTTTTCAGTATGATATAAAAAATAATATTCACTTCCATACTTTGATTCCATACCAACACTAACTAATTTATTATCTTTATGAAATGGAGATGGATCAAATCCATTATTTTTATTTTTTTGAAATGTTGTTTCTATATCTAGTATTGTTATCATCCTTCGTACCTACTTATGTCCCTTCTAATAACACAGCCAGGTTCACCATGATAGCCTGTTATTTTATTTTTACTTATGTTTAAAGTTCTATTTCTATTCTCTGTATCTACCCCTGTATTTCTGCCAATACCAATAATCAAATCAGCTTCGGCAGCTTTTCCAGTTTTAGAATTTTCCATCATATCAAATGATATTTTATCTCTGTTATGTGCATCTGCTGATGCTTGTGATATAGCTATAACAGCACAATTTCTACGCTTTGCTATCTCTCTTGCACCAGTATATATTGCTCTTAACTTTTCATCTGTTCTAGCAAATGTACCTTTAACATTTACCTTATCTAATTGGTCGATAACAATTATATCTGGTTTATGTTTTTCACAATGAGTATCTATATCTTCTAAAGTCCAATCTACAATATCAAATAAAAAAATATTATCTTTTATTTTTGACCATGTGAAGTGAACCTCTTTCATATTGTCTGGTATTTCATCCATATTATATCCAGTTGAACATAATATAGTTCTCATTTGAGTTCTTATTGCAGGTTCCTCATTTATAAATGCATGAACCTTTGCACCTTGCCATGCAAAACCATCTGGTGCTGAAACTAAACTAACCCAAAAGGCAGTCTTACCTGTCTCTGGTCTAGCAAATGCAATCATTAAATTGCCATCACCAATACCACCAACCTTTTCATATAAAATTGGAATATTAAATTTCCATTTAGTAGTAACACTAAGTTGTTCCATTACGGAACCTATGTCATTTGTTACTGCTTGTGTATTATTATCTGGCATATTTTTTTTATGATTCTCAATTAATTTTAATATGTCATTAAAGTTTGCAGGTTTACCATTAAATATTTCTGTAGCTTCAATTGCTATTTTCTGTGCAGTTTCTCTGTCTGCCATAAGATTAACAATATCTTTTGCAATCTGTGGAGATGGGTCAGTAACTGTTTTAATATCTTCAACTAACTCAGTAAATTTTTCTTTAGCAGTTCTAGTTAGTGCAGGATTAAACTTGCCTGTATGCAATGTAAGTATATCATCTAACTTTAAATCTCCTTCATAATCTTTGTGTGCTTTTTGTAATGAATCAAAGAATGAACCCAAGTCACCCTCAAATACATTTCTAGATATTACTCCACGATACTCATTATAAAAATTTTTATTGAGCATCATCTTTAGTAGTTGCTTTTCCATTGTGTTACCTTTCATATACCATTATTAAATTTTCTTATTCTATCATTTAAGTAATTGACTATCTCAGATAGTCTATCAATTTCTTTTGCTAGTTTTAATCTAACTTCTTCTGCTTGTTTTAAATCTAAACTAGAGCCATGCAATAAACTTTTTAGTCTTTCTATTTCAACTTTTAGTTTTTTATTTTCTTCTGTAAGATTTTCTATTTGCCTAGTTAAATCTAACTCGCCTCTATCATCTTGATTCATTCTAACATATTTGCCTGCATCAAAATCTCCTGCGTTAGGATTGCTTGGGTGTGGTCTATCTATCATTTTTTTCTCCATAAAATATATTTCTAATATCATCGCTCTTATAATATTTTAAGTCTTCTGTCAAGTTTTTGACTACAACATTTTCAAATCCTTTCCCTCTTAATTCTTTAGCAATAGCAAAAGATTTAGTTGTTGCATCTCTGTCAAGTGCAACATAAATAGTTTTAAACTGCATGATGTGTGCAAGATGTGTATTACCTAATGAAGTTCCCATGATTGCTACACCTGTTAATACACCAGATACTGCACAAGCAGATGCACAATCTTCAACTATAACTGCATCATCACATTGACCACAAATAAAAGGAACATTCTTACTACCATACATAAACCATTTAGGATATACAGTTTTATCTAATGCTCTACCAACTGCACCAACATATTCATTTGAATAATTATTTTTAATCATAAATACCACACGCTCTTTAGTTATATCGTATTTAATATCTGCTCTATTCATTGACCATGAATCCCAACAATTATTATCACGCAAATATTTCATTGCCCTTTCATTTGAGTATGGAGATTTAAAACTATCTGGTACTAAAAATTTTTTAGGCTCACCTGTTTCTTCTTGTTTATTAAAAGTTTTATTTACATACTTGATAGTCTTTTCACCTTGATGTCTACCTTTAGCAGAACATGACGCATGAAAACAGTACCAACTTATTTTATCTTCAGTTGTATCTACTAATAATGTATTTTTATTATGGCAGAATGGACAATCCATTCTTTGTTTGGTTTCTTCTGGTACACTTAAACCTAGTATTACTTCTCTTTGCTGTGCTATATTCAAATAGTATTCTCCTGTCTAATTTCTTCGTAGGTAATAGTATATCTATCTGTTGCATAAAAATTATTAGCTTCTATCTTCATTAGATTTTCATTAAGATAGAATGCTAATTCATTTTCAAGTTCTTCGTAGGTTGGTTCTTGTTTGAACGGAATTACTGCTACTGCTTCTATTCCTAGACCTGTTAGGCGTACTTTGTATTTTATCATGATTTATTTCCTTATCATAGTTTGATTTATTTGTCAAGTTATCTTTTAATTTTTTATAATAATTTGGGTGATGCCATGCAAATGTCATTTGTTATATTCCTCCACAATACTTTCATCCCACAAGTCAACAGCAAAAGATTTATCTTTTAGTTTAAAAGTAAACTGACTGCCTTTACCATTGAGATACAAAGATTTTTCTGTTACTTCTCCACCTAGTTCTTCGACTAAGATTTGAAACTTAAGTCCTAGTGTAAATGTATCACTCATTTACTTTTTTCTTTTATTATTTCAAAAGATATTGGTCTCAATATCCTAGCATCATATATATGATATTCTTGATCTTCAAAATAAGAATCAAACTTACTTATAAAGTTTGCAACTTTATCTAAATATTTATCTATTACTGAATATCTAATACCATCTACTATCATAAATACTCCTAAAAATCCAATGTCACTATAAACTTTTTTAGCTTTAAATTTTCTTTTTAAGCAAAGAGAAATTGGACAATTAAAATTATCTTTTGGTATTCCATATGCTATATCACTTTTTAATAGTTTTATTTTGTAGTTCATTAATGCTCCTTATAGCTTACTTGTTTAACTTTTCTATTCCAACAAGCACGACAACTGCCACACTCATTGTTAGTTGTATATGCACGACACTCTTTACCT